TTCGACAGGGTGGCCTCGAGGGCGTCGAGCTCTTCGTCGGTGAGGTTCTTGAGGTTGATGGCGACCTTGCCGCTGTGCTGCTGCTGGATCGGGCCGCCGTCGGCGCCTGTGATCTCCTGCTTGACGGTGTCGCGCCAATCCTCGGCGAAGCGGTTCTTCATTTGGAAGATGTAGGCGGTTGCGCTGAAGTTCTGCACCCCTCCGAAGGTGGCGATTCGGCCCGTCTCCTCCCACCAAGCCTGTGATTTCATCAGGCCGAACTTTATGGCGTCGGAAAACTCAGGGTTGCTTTTCCTCCATTCGTGGAGGGTGTCACGGTGAATGTTCAGGGCGTCGGCCATTCCGACGAGGGTTTTGCCCTCTGCTCCGCACTGGATGACGATCTCGCACATGGCGGGGTCGTACTTGGTCGGGCGGCCTCCCGGGTGCTTTGCCTGTGCCTGCTGGGGAGCCTGAGCGGGCTGTGGCTTGGTCTTGCGTGGCATGCTGCGGTCCTCTGTGTGGTCCGTCAATGTGCGCCTTGTCTCATGTCTGGGGTGATTTGTCGAGGTCACAGGCCGAGGGCTTCTGCCTCGCGGATGCGAACCTCGAAGACATCGACGCCGCGCAGCTTCGCCATCACGGCGCAGTGGTGATCGAACTCTTCGTGCGTCATGGGCTGAGAGAGGGCGATGCGGTTCTGGTCCTGCGACAGGGCGAATCCTTTGAAGCGGGCATCGCGGTAGGATGCGAGGGCGCCGATCTCGATGAGGTGGTAGGTGATGTCGGGGGTGTTTGCCCACGGCAGCGGCTTGCCGGTCTGGGCGAACCAGTCGGCGGCTTGGTCGAAGAAGTCGGGCTTCGCGCCTAACCTGCGGATGGACTTGGCTGCGGCGTCGACCTCACTCTGGATCGGCCATCCGTGGGTCTTCATGCGGGCGAGCAGGGCGTCCTCGAATTCCTGCCACCACGTCTGCAATCCGTCTCGGGGCGCCTGCCTCATCACTGCTCGGACGAGGGAGGCGATCTCGGCCTTCTGCGCCTCGACGTTGCCAGCGATCGTCTTGGGCGCGGTGCGGCGGCTCAGGAATTCGGTCATCCGTCTGGTCAGGTCTGCCTGATGCAAGTTCATTGATGAGCTCCTCGGCTATCTTTTGCAGGTCGATCTTGGGCTTCGAGAGGACGGCGGTGATCCACGGGATGGGATCGACCACGCCTTCCTTCTTGCAGGCGGCGAAGGCGTCGTAGATCTCCTGATCCTCGGCCTCCTTGCGCCATCTGCCGATGACGGTTCTGGCCTGCCTCTCGGGCGTTCCGTGGGCCATGAGATACTTCACTCCACGATCCCAGAGGGCGGCTGTGACGGCATCGCCGTCTACTCCGTTAGGAGTAGTACTCTTAATATGGTTATGGTTAGCATTGCCAACGGATTGCGATTGCAATGCGTTCGCATCAGACGGCCATTGATTTTGCTCGCTTTTCTGCCATCTGGCTCTCGCGGATGATTTTGCACTCTCTCGCTTTTGCGAGCGTTTTTCGAGCTCAAGTTCGACCCGGTCGTTCCAGAGGCCGCCGTTCAGGACCACGATCTTCCCGCTCTCAAGCAGGGTGTCGAGGGCCTTCTTGAAGGTCGGAACGGTGGCGCCGCACGATCTGGCGAGGCGGTCATGCGGCAGGTCGATCGGCGCCTCGGCCTCGTACATCATGCAGATGAGCGTGATGTAGACGCCGGTCTCGACAGCACTCAGCATGCGCGTCCCGCCGAGCCAGTCGGATGGGTAGAATGCTATGAAGGGGCCGCTGCTCATGGCGAGCCCTTGATCGTCCGGCAACGTCTATGATATAACCCGCTCATGTAGCGAACCCTCCCTTCGCTGCTTGGGCGGGTTGAGCGTGTGCTGACGCTCCCCGCCCGTCCTTTTTACACTACATCGGCACTCTTGGAAAGCCGAAAGACGTTGTCGACCGTGATGCCGAGAACGGCCGCGATTTCCGACCTCCTGTAGCCATCGGCGTAGGCCGCCTTGACGTAGTGGCGCCTGCCCTCGGTGATCCTGCCCTTCCTGCGCCCGGTGCTGCCGTGCAGGCAGACCCCGTAGATCGCCTCGAAGTCGTCGAGCATCGCCCGCAGGCGCACCTTGCGAGCCTCGGTGTCTGGTGGTAGCCTTCCCATCACGTCCTCCTTGTCGCATCAGACTGCCCTCGGCTTCGGCCGGGGGTTTTTTACGAGATCGTCCCCCGCAGCGCGCCGATCGCCGTCAGCGCCGACTTGACGTCGTTCACCACCGCTGCCTGCCCGCGCCAGAGCTCGTGCCACTCGACCTGATCCTCGGTGAGCTTCTGCGCCGATGGCACCTTCGACCCGTCCTTCACCTCAAGGAGGTAGTTGACGCGCTGGTAGCCCACGAGGAGATCGGGGCACCCCTTGCCGACCGCATGAAGCGGCTGCACGGTGGCGCCGACCATGCGCAGGGCCGCGACGATGTCTGCCTGATTGGCGTCGACCTTAGCTGCTCGTCTCATGCCGCAGGATCTCCATCGTGATCTGGCGCAGGGTCTGGTCGATCAAAGAGGCTCGCTTGCGCTGGCGCAGCATCCGCGCTCGGTTGCCCAGCTCGGCCAGACGCTCGCGTCTGAAACGCAGATGACCAATCTCGCTCGACCTCTGCTCTATGGTCTGAGCAGGCCCAGACGTAGCCTCGTTTGACCCGCTGCGACAAAATGCCCGGCTGGGCGAATCCCCAGCACCCGGGGCGCTGGCACACTCGACACGGACCCACATCACCAGCCCCCCTCGAAGTAGTCGCTCAACTTGCGGAGCGTGTCGTAGTGGCAGTTCTTGGTCTTGCCGTGCTTGAGCTTGATCAGCGTGACGCGGCTCAGGTCGACCTCTCGCGAGACCTCGGAGAGGTTGACGTTTTGCAGGCGACTGGCGACTTCTTCGATGGTGAGCATAGGCTCCTCCTGTGATTTTGCGCTTGCACCATCGCACAGGCGCGTTTACAGTGCAAGCACACAAAAACCACGGAGGACGACATGAAGACGATCGCAGCCGCGCTGGCCCGCGCGCAGATGAACATGGGCAAGGCTCTGAAGCAGTCGGCGAACCCGGCGTTTCGGTCGAAGTATGCCGATCTGGGCAACGTCATGGACGCCTGCCTGCCTGCGCTGAATGAAGCAGGCATCGCGCTGATCCAGCCGACCGGCGAAGACGACCACGGACGTTTCGTCGAGACGATCCTGATCCACGGCGAGAGCGGCGAGAGCCTCTCCTGCCGGGTGCCGCTGATCGTGGCGAAGAACGACATGCAGGGCTACGGCTCGGCCGTGACCTATGCCCGCCGCTACGGGCTGATGGCGATGGCGGGGATCGCGCCCGAGGACGACGACGGCAATGCGGCGGCCAAGGCGGCGCCGAAGGATGAGCCCAAGAAGGCGATGACCGTCGAGCAGTTCGACGAGCTGAAGGCGCTGATCGAAGCCACCGGCACCGACGAGGACAAGCTCTGCGCCTACATGAAGGTGTCGACGCTGCATGATCTCGACGCAGCCGGCGCCGCCCATGTCACCGCTCTCCTGCGCAAGAAGGCGGGCTGAGACATGGAACAGCGCACCGAAGAGTGGTTCGCGGCCCGTCTGGGCCGTGTCACCGCCAGCCGCATCGCTGACGTCGTCGCCAAGACCAAGACCGGCTACGGCGCAGGCAGGGCGAACTACATGGCCGAGCTTGTCTGCGAGAGGTTGACGGGCCAGCGCGCCGAGGGCTTCACCTCGAAGGCCATGCAGCACGGCACCGACACTGAGCCGCGCGCGCGGGCCGCATACGAGCTGCTGACGGGCAACACGGTCGTCGAGGTGGGCTTCATCGCCCGCGACGACATGGCCGCTGGCGCCTCGCCTGATGGCCTCGTGGGCGACGATGGTCTGATCGAGATCAAGTGCCCCAACACCGCGACCCACATCGACTACCTGTTGAAGGGGTCGGTGCCGGGGAACTACGAGCTCCAGATGCAGTGGCAGATGGCCTGCACTGGGCGCCAGTGGTGCGACTTCGTGAGCTTCGACCCGCGCCTGCCGGTCGATCTCGAGATGTGGATCAAGCGGGTGGATCGGGACGAAGCCCTGATCGCCGACCTTGAGGCCGAGGTGCGCAAGTTCCTCGGTGAGCTGGATGAAATGCTGGACAAGCTGGAGAAGCTCAAGTGACACGATACGACCTACTCAGCCCGCGACCGGGCAAAGACAACAAGCCGCGCTGGTTCAAGGTCGGCGCGGCCTTCCCGAAGGACAACGGGGGCTTCTCGCTGATCTTCGACGCGCTGCCCCTCCCCGACAAGGACGGGCGCGTGGCGTTGATTATGAAGGAGGCCAAGCCGCGCGAAGACACGGGCGGCTACCCGGGCCCATCAGATCGACCGGCAATGCCGCCGGGACTCGACGACGAAATTCCCTTCTAAGGAGAAATCATGGAAAAGCTACGCCAAATAATTGAGCGCATCGAGGGTCTGCTCGACGAGAAGGCCGCGATACAGGAACTCATCCGCGAGGCATTCGCCGAGGCCAAGTCGGACGGCTTCGACGTCAAGGTGCTTCGCAAGGTCATCGCGCTGCGGGCGATGGACCCGCGCGAGCGCGCCGAGCAGGAGACAATCATGGACGATTACCTCATAGCCTTGGACAATCTCGCTGAACAGGAAATGATCATGGGGATGTGCAAAGCAAAGATGGAGAGCGGCGATGACCGCTCGTGACATCACGATCCTCTTCCCGCGCTTTACGGAGCTGGAAGAGGCCATGAAGAAGCACGGGGTCGACATCACTGTG